GCCTAATGGCTGAGACTGATAAAGGAGTTTCCTCGCTCCGGGGTTATGTCCCTTCCTCATACGAGAAGCGGGAACTAATAAACAAGACAATTGGTGAATGGAGCTCCTCTGAGCGCCCCATGTCTTGCAATATAGTTCCACTATCCGAACCGTTAAAAGTCAGAACAATTTCCGCCGGACCAGGTGTCCCATATTACTTAGCAAAACCCTTGCAAAAGTGTGTCTGGAGCTTCTTACAAAAGATGCCACAGTTCACAATCATCGGTGAGCCGTTAACAAGTAGTCACCTTCTTAGTCTTTTAGACAGAGAAGTACAACTTAATAACCTCATTGATAATTGGAACAGACAAAAGAAATCTAGTGAAACAGATTTTCTTCCTACACCTTGCGATTTCTGGGTTTCCGGAGACTATAGTGCCGCGACTGACGGTCTTAAAATGCCTTATTCTTTAAAGACATTTGACGTCATGGCAACAAGTTTATTACGTTCGTGCCGTTCGGAACGTAATCAAGAATTTCTCTTTCTTGGTGAATACTTGAGTCTCATGCGAAAGTTGATGGAGGGCCACGACCTTATATACCATGATAAAAACGGTATGTTAGAGAAGATGTGTAAGGAGATGGATATCCCTTACCACCATGAGGAGGATTATACAACAGTACAACAGAGGACTGGTCAGCTGATGGGTTCACCCATTAGCTTCCCTTTCCTCTGTGCCATAAATCTTATTGGCTACTGGACCTCCCTATCTCTCTACGTTGGAAAATATGTACCTCGAAAATACCTCCCTGTTCTAATAAATGGTGATGATATTCTTTTTAGATCGAATAATCGCCACTATGCATTATGGAAGGAGTGTATTAAAGAGGTTGGATTTACCCTCTCTATGGGTAAGAACTACTGTCATGAATTTTATCTGACAATTAATTCTATACTTTTTAAGTATAATCCAGAGATCTCATCAGGTCTCCCACCATTCCAAGTAATACCTTACTTCAATGTAGGACTTCTTATAGCTCAGTCTAAAGGCAGACTCGCCGACCCGACACGTAAATTACGTCTGGTCGAACTATATGAAGCTTCCGTAGGTCAAGCCTTAAACAAGCTTCGTGCACATCGTCGTTTTGTCCATTATAATCTTCTCCAGATTAAGACAATGACCGATAATGGGAAGTACAACCTTTTTCTACCGATTCACCTTGGTGGATTAGGTTTCCCAGTTTATTCCGAAGTGGTTCCTGAAATTGAAATAACGAATTTTCAGAAGAGATTTGCCGGTTTTTTATTATATAAAACCAACGAAAGTCTGTCTCAGGGTGTTTACCCTAAGAAATATTTTGCTGCACTCTTAAGTGACTCATCCCCTATAGCCAGTTTGGTTAGAAGGACAGGTACTAAAGAGCTGAAGTTAGGCACTCAAGAAGTTGAGGAAGGTTGGGAGGTAATTCTTGCTCCCTCCGACTTGACCTTAGGTGCTTTCTCCGCGCTACAAAATGTTACTTCTCCTGAGAGTAAGTACAGACTTCCCTCAAGATCTCTTCTGAAGGAGTTTTCAAAGAATATGCATGCCTTGATTTCTGGCCCTATAACTCGTGAACTTCATGAGTTTAGCCTTATCACAGCAGCAATGTCTAATGATGCACTATTGAACTGTAAAGATACAGTTCTGAAGTACCGTATACCTAATCCTCTCGAATCCACCTCTCCAGGTGTGCAGTTCGAAGAGAGAGATTACATTACTGGTACTTCTACTCAAGGCCTTTAAGGCCCTGGGGTCCCTATATTAACTACCTAAAACACTGACTTGTGTGCTAAGACTAGAGAAGTCGGAAAGCCTACAGACTACACAGGTAGCCGAATTGATCTAAAGTTGCAAAAAACGCGCCCTCCCATTGGAGATGAAAAGCGGAACAATAATTAAATCATGTCAGGTTATAGGGATGTATAGTCGAGATGTCGTTATCTGTCTCCCACCCAAAACGACAAACACTCCACAATATGCCAAACCAACAAATAATACCTTACCGACCACAAGGACGGTCCAGTATAGTCCGCTACGTAGCTCCTCTCCTGAGGAGTGCCGCGCCGATTGTCGGATCCGCCTTTATGCCAAGTGCAAAGGGATTAGGAAAAGCTGCCAGAGATTTCTACAATGGGTATTCTGCTGGGGCCTCTGAATCAAAGTCCAACCCTGCTATAGGTAGGGTTGCTCAATTGGTTATGGAGAGCTCTAGGAATGCTCCAGCTGTATCTTACTCTAACCGTATGGTTACAAGTAGGGCCAGAATATCTTCTAATAGAGGTAAGAAGGGACCAACGGTGATTACTCACCGTGAGCTAATAAATGGCTCTATCCTTGGTTCCACCTCTTTCGCAGTATCGAACACTTACTCTTTAAACCCGGGTATCGCAACCACATTTCCATGGTTGTCTACTCAGGCTTCTCAATATGAGGAGTATAGGTTCCGATCTCTCGTTTTCCACTATATCCCAATCGCTGGCACCACTACAGTCGGTGATGTCCATCTGATTCCAGATTATGACCCAGTTAACCCTCCGCCTCTAACCGAGACCCAGGCCGTTGACCATGTTAATTCTGTTTCAGACTCTGTTTGGAAATCAGTTACTATGAGATTAGACGTAAAGTCTATGCATTCAACAGGTTCGCGTAAATACGTGCGAACCTCCGTTGTTCCATCTGATCTTAAGACCTTTGACGCCGGAAACTTCTATATTTGCACAAATAATGAAGTTAACGGAACAGATAAGATCGGAAAGATGTATGTTGAATACACTGTTGAATTGTATACACCTTTCATTGGGCCCCAACCAGGCTCTGTGTCTACTACTCTCACTTCTTACTGCTCGACAATTGACCAGTCGCTCACCACCAATGTTCAAGAGGACCTTGACCTGGAAACTCAAGTTGCTAACCCACTCGGTATTACCCGATCAGGTGCATCTTTCGTTCTCCCGATAGGTACATGGGAAATCTCTGCGGACATTACGTTCTTAGATTCAGCTTCAGAGGTTTTCTCTGGGACTGTCCTAATTACACAAGGTGGCGCTTCCCTTACTAACTATCTAGGTTCCAGCTTCTCCCAATCGGGAGGAGCGGCTCAATCTGCCCACGTTCATACGCAGGTGATTGTTACCGTTACCTCTAGTTCTAGTAATCTAGTTGCTGTTCATGCACTAGCTGTTGGTGCCGCTGGTACTCTTTCGACAACCGGTAAGAAGTCTACTGTTTCTTTCAGAGTTATATAATTTATTGTGTGACTTAGACCAAGATGGTCCCAAAAGCCTGTCTTCTATATTTACCTCCAGAGATGCATACGCATATTAACTTATGTTAATCGTTGCTCTGTGAGTATATTAGATCAGTTATTGGGCCTTAGAATGTCTATAAACTTAACTACTACTGAATAAAACAGTTTAAAATTGGTATCGCTAGGAATTAATTCTACTAGATAAACGGGCCAACGCCTGCTAGATAAATAGAACGACCTTCCTAGGTCATAAAAGATGACAAGAGGTGGATTTCTTGTATCTCGTGTGCCTACCCTTTGGTAAAGGTAGGTCACGGGAACGCTATAGTAAAGCATCCCCCCTGTGTAGACAGCTATCTACATCCCATACCAACAACGCCACGCGGCGTAGTTGCGATTTACTGGTGAGTTTGTTATTAAACTCGCTATCTAGTCGTGTACTCCCA